GAGCATCGTGGCACGCAATGGGCGATGATCAGCAATCTCACGGAGGAGGTTGCGCGTGAGCTGAGTAGTCAGCTCAATCGCTCAGCTAGGGCAGGTGAGTCTATTTTGTTTTGGCCAGAGCATCTATCGTCAACCTGGGCGATCGGTGGTGAGGATACTGAGGAGGAGGCATCATGCACTACGTGAGTTGTGACCCTTATGAGGTGGAGGCGGCGCTGGAGGTGCTGCGCGTGTACCCGCAGTATTTCGGACCAATAGCCGAGGATGTGCGCCGTGCGCTACGAGAGCATCGAGCTGCGGTCCGTCACGCTCTGAGCTCTGATCTCGCTGATCTGATGGGGTATTAGCGATGGCGACACATCCTGATGATCAGATCCGCGTATCCGTCAGAGCGACACGACCATCGAGTACTGTGCCGCAGGAGGGTCGCCGTGGCATCGAGCGCATCGATGCGACTGAGGCTAAGGCATTGCTGCTGGCTCGGCAGCAATACCTCGAGGTGCGTGATCGCATGCAGGATAGCGGAGTCGTAGTATCGACCATGGACGCATCAGGTCGTGTGCTGCAATTGCCTGAGGATGCGATCATCATGGATTGCTGCAATTGTCGCCGGGCAATGACTCGCAATAAAAAATCTCTGCCCTTGTGGGCGCGTGATCGTGTCGAGGAGTATGGTGGCAGCCAGCCCGATGGCACTGGACATCTACGACCATACTGCCGAGAGTGTTATGACTGACGATCAGTTACGTTTGGTGTACGCAGCCGCGCGACGATTCCAGCCTGTAGACCTAGATCCTGAGGACTGGACACAATCGATGATCGCATGGGTGCTTGGACACATGGACTCTTACGATCCTGCCCGTGGTGCGTTTTCGACATGGGTATACCAGATCGTTAGGCGTGAGCGCTCGCATCATGTCAAGCGGCAAGTTGAGAGGCGCAAAACGATGCGAGTGGGCACGATCGGCGATTACGATCTAGCTGCTCCATATGAGGACATCATCGGATCTGCTGAGGACTCAATGGTAGTCGCCACGGACGTGCGCAAGGCTCTGCTATTTTGTCTGCCACATGAACGGTATGCAGTGCAAGCATGGCTGAGTGATCAGTCGTTTGCGTCTGCTGCTCAGGACTTAGGGCAGGTGCGGGCAGCAGTGTCAAGAAACTGGCGCAACGCAGTACAACGCCTGAGGCGTGTTCTTAGGAGGATGGGGTATGGATCCGATCAACCCGGCTCATTATGATCCGCGTGATGGCTCTGATGTCGATTGCGCTCGGGCGCAACTGGCAGGGCTCGGTGTACTCGGATATCGAGCATATTTAGCGGGCAATGCGGCAAAATATGTCTGGCGTCATACGCTTAAAAATGGCGTGCAAGATATCGACAAGGCGATCAAATGCCTCGAGATGCTGAGGGCGACATATGACCAGTGACGAGGCAGATTGGTTGCTAGAGGCGCAGCAGCGCATATTGAAACTCGAGCGCGAAATACAGCGCATGAGAGATGCCATCAGGCAGAATTGTGTCGTCCGCGTGGGCGATCAGCTGATGGTGCAGGACTGGGTGAGAGGGGTGATCCGTGATTTTGATGTTACTTGCAGGGCTGATGATCGGCCAGAGCGCTCACCAGAGCGCTAGCACAAGTGCTGCGCAGGGGCGCATGGCACACCGTGGCGGGTCGTATCGCTTTGAGGGCGTCGGCTTTAGCTCGAGCTCAGCAGCGCAGGCTCTTCGCAATTGCTGCTACTACGGCCAGCGGCCAATCGTCGAGCAGTCGGTGGTACGTGGTCGCAACGGCTGGTACGCATGCGTGAGGTATCGATGATGGATGAGAGATCACCACCGACACGATATGACGAGACGTTTGCTTGGTTTGGCGCTGGCCTTCTTTCGGCAGCGCTCGGCTGGACGCTGTATTGGTCGCTCTGGCTGTTACGTGAGATCCTAGGCTGATCTGCGCAGGATTGTGAGCCCGTTATTGTGCGGGTGATCTAGCACGATGCGCCAGTCGGGCATGCGATCGACAAACTCCGTGAGCGCTAGGCGCAGACCGCGCTTAGCGCTCATTTTGCCCCATCGTAGAGCTGAGCTCGATGCGTGAGGGTAGGCAGGCTCATCGATATAACCGAACGTATATGTGTCGTGTAAGATAATGTGCCCATTATTTCTTATGCGCGGCGAGTGGAGCTGTAGCTCTGCGCAGAGCTGGCTGTACGTGTGCCAAGTGTCGATGAGCAGGCAATCGGTCTCCTCGATGTCTGCCTCGATCACATCGAGCTGCCGAAACTCAAAATCGATATGCTCCTCAGCCGCGATGCGGGCATGCTCGCTCATGTCGATCGGCAGGATGTCGTAGCACACCAATCGTTTTGGTCTCGCAGACAGTAGAGCCCAGGTGGAGACGCCACCGCGCACGCCCATCTCGGTGACGTGCTGGTAGCCAGCAGCGTGCGAGCGGATCGTCTCGAGATGCTCTGAAATGTCACTGGGTCGATTGAGCGCATCGAGAAATGCCTGATCTAGCGTGCGCATGGGAGATACTCCGTGTACTCGTACGGCCAGTGCGGCCTGAGCTCGACGATGCCGCGTGTCGTATTGTGCTGCCGCACATGATTGGCAGCCATCTCGCTGACGATGTTGGTGCTCCAGCCGCTAGCGTGATAGCCGCCAGACGTGCCCCAACGATAGATGTAGAACCTATCCTTGTCCTCGATCTCCTGCGTGATGGTGCCGTATTTCTTGCGCAACTCGTCAAATAGTAGAACGTCTATTGATCCGCTATCTCTGACCTCGCTGTACCTGCCGATTGAGTCAAACACCTCACGACTCATCATGAGGTTGCAGTGGTAGAGATTGCGTGACGGCGTGAGCTTGTGCGCGTCCTCCTCGAACCATGCACTAGCTGTGTGATAGATGCGATTATTGTCGAGGTGCTCGACGCTGTAGCTCAGACGCCATGGCAGGTAGATGTCATCATCTTCCCAGATCGCTAATAGGTCCCCGGTGGCAAGCGATGCGGTCGCGTTGAACTTTGCCCCGAGCGGGCGGATCTGCTCCCATACGTTGTAGACCTTGACCTCAGAGTGAGCATAGATCAGCGACTGCTCGCCGTAGTCGTTGAGAATTATCAGCTCTTTCTCGCCCTGATAATCCTGCCGTAGAAACGACTCGATAGCGTGCTCGAGCTGGCGAGGTCTGCCATACGTTGGGCACAAGCAAGAGATCTTTGGCAGCATAACTCACCCCTGAGGTCGTGATCGTACTCTCTCGAGCCATGCCGCGGCATCGACTCTCACTAGCGGATTGTGGCTGCGCCAGTCGCTGTAATGGCCAAAAATGAAATGGCAGTCCTCGCACAGCGTCATGAGATTGCCGGGCGCCAGCTCAAGCTCAGGATGCAGGTGATAGGGCATCACATGGTGTACCTCGAGCGAGGTGACACGGTCGCAGGCTTCGCATTTCTGCTGCTGCTCGAGGTGCTTGCGCCTTACCGCTGACCATCTCGGAGATCGAGGAGTGCCGCCGTAGACATCAGCAATGCCGGGCGATGTCATCAGTCGATCGAGCCAGCGAGCTAAGGCATTAAACATTGCTTGCCTCGAGCACGTGAGTGCGGATCAGGTCAGTGCAGAACTCGGCAAGCATCCGCCAGCCGTGACCGTCTGGGTACTCAGGGTCGGCAAGGATTGCATCACATGCCTCCTCAGCCCATACGCGCAAGAGCTTAGGATCGGGTATAGCTTGACCCGGCTTGACTTTGATTGCTTGGAGCGTGTGCGCCTTGACCAGCGCCTCGCTCAATACTGTGGTTGCGCTGGTCAGACAGAGCTGAGACCAGCCCTCCTGCCCGCGTGCCAGTCGTCGTACTCGCTCGATGTGCTCGACCATATCAGCCTCCTATATGATCCATGAGATCTTGCGTGTCGGGAATCCCTCGACGTTGGAGAATATCCAGCAGTCGCCAGACTTGAGCATCGCCTCGATGGTGCTACTGCTCGCATAGAATCCCTCTGGCCCAGGGCTGCCCGGTCCTACTGGCCCAGTGTGCGATGATGCGCCCCAGCTATTGTCGATGCGCCCATACTCGCGGCCAGTGATCGTGGCATAACCACAGAGACACATGCAGTGCTGCCACGTGCCAGCGGCCATGGCGATGCCGTTGGTATCTCTGGTCATCGTGAAGCCCTGCGACGAGCACATCGCAATGCCGTAGCCGTTGGCCAACGCTTTCTTGGCGTCGAGCCATGTGCGCACTCTCGTGACGGCTCGCACCGGGTGGATCTTGGCGATCTGCTCCAGCTCGAGGGGCACACCCTTGCTGCCGTATTCACGACATCGAGACTCTGAGTACT